AGTGCCTGTCCTTATGATAGATTTTTTTATAAGGAGATGTCAAGTTATGCTTAACCGCTTTGAAAAACTTATGGTAACATTCATCGTTCTTCAGTGTATAACAATTGCGCTGACTGTTGTTTCGATAGTAATAAAAGTGAGGTAATATGCCAGAACAAAAAAAATCCACCCACGGCGGAGCCAGAGAAGGCGCAGGACGTCCCGCTTCTGGAGACCCTACAAAGAAATTCTCTATGGCTGCCAAAACATCAGAGTACGAGCTTATCAGCCAGGCAGCAAAAAAAGCCGGAAAAACCATAAGCCGCTACCTGGTAGATCTAGCCCTAAAAGACATCAACAGTTAACACATCAGCCCCGCAACCCTTGCGGGGCCTTTTTTATCCCTACATCCCCAGCCGCGAAACAACCCCTCGCACCAGATACAACGCCCGCAAATCCTTTTTCTTCAGATTCGTGTCGCCAGCGTAAGCCGGGTTAATAGACCGCAGAATAATGTATTCTTCCGTCTTGCCAGGATGAACTGTTTTTACAACGCGCCATGCGTCTGTGATTACCAGGTAGATTTCGCCCCAGAGAATCTGGTCGCAGGTTACGGCCTGGCTCACGGCAATGACGTCGCCGTTGGAGATTTTGGGCTCCATGCTCGAACCGTACACAGGAAAACACGCAATGCAGTCTTTGAAGCCCGGAATGGAAAGCACTCCCGCAGGCGTTTCTTCCTTGAGGTCCAGCGATTCCGCAATGTGCGCCATAACATCTATGTCGTAGAACGGAATGCAAGCTGTTTCTTCTCCTTCTGCAGGGATGATTTGCAGGGGTGAAGCTGCTGCAACATCCGTGATGAACATTTCGCCCTCACCAGTTAGAAGCCAGTTGATGTTGATTCCTGATTCTGCAAATTTACGATAGTTTTCTGCATCAATCGTAGTCTTTAACTGACCACTCAAATATCTTGCCAAATTTGCATAAGCAAATCCAAGTTTCTCTGCAAACTCTTTTTTGCTTGCAACCATTTTTCTTTTTGCCATTTCCTCATAAAGAGATTCAAGTCTTGTCATAATTTCCTCAGAAGTCGTAATTATTACGATTATTTTCGTAATAATTACTTGACAATCATCATATTTAAGATATAATCGTAATTGTGATGAAAAGTTGACAAATCAACTTGCTAATTCTCCACGGAAACAATGCAGATTTATTTATCAACTAATCAGAATATCGACAGAAAAGGAGGAAAAGAAGAGTGAAAAACCAGAAGCCAATGACTGATGAAGAACTCAGTGAATTCATCGCTCAGAAAATTGCTGAAAAGAAAGCTGCTGCAATTGCTCATGCCTCTAAGAAAATCACACCCGAACAGGGCTTGTACATCAAGTACAGATTGAAGTGCATGGGAACATCAAGCGCAGACATAGCGTTGGAAGTTGGTTGTACACCAGTATCCGTAAGCAACGTTCTTTCCGGCAAATCACACAGCCAGCGCATAGAACGTGCAGTTGCATCACGCCTGGGCTACAAAAGCTGGAACGACATGGTAACCGAACTAAGGGAGAAAGCCGCATGAAAAAGAAGCCAAAAGTTTATCCGTTTTATCTTGGCAGAGACAAAATGTGTATGGAATGCAGATTCTGTCCTCTGCGCGCAGATTGTTTTTCAGACAAGCTTTTCAGCAAAGATCCTTATGGTGGAATAAAAAGATGTGTAAAACGAATGCGCTACTGGGGAATGTCTCCCTTCAAAATGAAGCTGGCACGGTTAAGAACGTTCATTACGGTATCTGTCTTATCGTTTAGTCCTAAACCCTGCTTTGTGCACATCACCTGTAGTTCTAATTCATCGCAGGAGTCAAAGAATGCAGAAAGGTTTTCAAATGAAAAGTCCGGCTGTATGTAATCAAAAAGGGCTTTGTTAATAGTTTTGTTGAGTTCCTGCGGTTCGCCGGAAAACTTCATCAGCATAAAAACGAGTCGTTGTTCCATCAGGGACAGTATTTGTTCATTAGTCATAAGAACATTATACCACGGAAGAAGACCAGGAGAAGAAAAAACTTGACACGGGAAGAAAATTACCTTGCAGAAAAGCACCTTCAGCAGGATTCAAAAGAACCCAATATCGGCCAGCTTGTAAATGCTGCCAGAAAGTACAAAAGCGTGCTTAACCGAGGTATGCAGCTTTTGCGCAAGGAAGAAGAAAAGAAAGTTACCGTCTGCCTTCAAATGGCAGAACTTATATCGGGCAATTTTAAAGGGTGGGAACTTCGGTTCAACGAGTCGGTTTTTGGAAGAGAAGAACCTGACCTGGCAAGAGGCTTCCAGAGTGTAGAAATCTACCGCGACGGAAAGCTTATAGGTCACAGGCTTGTTGCTCCAAACGCAAGCGCAGAAAAAGCTCTTGCAGAAATCAGTAATGCTTTTTTAGTAGCTATGGAAAAAGCAAAGGAGGTAGAAAAGCTAAAGGAGGCAAAAAATCATAACGCTCTGGAAAAACGGCAGGAAACCGCCGTACATGGACAGCACTGAACTTGACCTGAATGCAGAGAAGGTTCTCTACGCAGTCAAGAACATGTCTTACGTTGGTTTGCAATATGCAGCAGTCTACGGACTTCTCACACTTGCAAAGTTCAAAAGCCCGGCTGAAATATGCCAGGACATAGAAAACCTTGGAGGGGAAAATGGAAATCTATGTAGAAGGTCAGAAGGTGCAGGAGCTTCCCTGTCTCACACGCGAGGGCAGGCTCCGCTATCTGAATGAAAGGTGTCTGAAGTTCTGGGGCACACCGCTCTACAACTTCTGGAGGAATGCTTACATCAGCTTCCGCGACAGAAAGAAAAAAGCCGGAAAGCATGAGGCAACACGCAATCCGGCTGACAATGGGAATCACGATGACGGTAAGCCCGCCGCGTGATTCGTAAACAACAAAATAATTATAACACAGAATAGAAATCTGTGAAAGGAGAAAACTATGGCAAACAGGTATAAGCCAGAAGGTTCAAAAGTTGAGAGTCTTGAAGATGTAGAACAGGCCCTCACCGAAATCAGGAATGCAGAAAGCGAAATCTTTAAGATTGATTCTGCTGCAGATGTTCAGATTGCCAAAATCCGTGAAAAAGCTGCAAAGGACGGAGAGAAATACCGCAACTCCATTCAGGCAGCTGTTGCAAAGGTTCAGGCATACGCAGACTACAACAAAGACGAGCTTTTCAAAAAGGCAAAATCTATTGAGCTTGAAAACGGTACATTCGGTTACCGCCAGAGCACAAAGGTAAGCGTTAAGAAAGTTACAGGCGAGCTTTTGCACAAGCTTATTGAGCGCAAGACTGAGGAAATGAAAGCAGAAGCAGACCGCGCTGTTAAGGCTCAGCTCAAAGAAGAAATTGCAAAACTTGAGGTCTGCATCAAGGTTGAAGAAAAGCTTCAGAAAAAGGCAATCGGCGAACTTTCGGACGAAGCTCGTCTTGCAATTCAGGCACAGAAAATTACAGAAGATCAGTTCTTCTGTGAAACAAAAAAAGAAGAAGTCAATCAGGAGCTTCTAAAAGCTGCAGTCTGAAATAATCGGGCTGGAGCTATCTGGATGTCAGCTCCAGCTGACAAAGGAGTTTTTGAATGAACAGTCTAGTACAAAAAAATAGCGCACTTACACCCGACCAGGCTTTTCCCTTCCGCCGCGAAATTGATTCGTGGGACATGAACAGCGCGGTACAGGCCCTCAGACCAAAAGTTGAACAGCTCAAAAGTGTAAGCCTGGATGTTGCCCGCGACCTTTGGATTGCACACGAAGCTCTTGCCCAGAGAGGAGGAGACCGCCGCAGTGAAGATGCTCAGACCTTTGGCTTCTGCGACTTCCTGGAGCTTGTAGGGCTTTCAAAAAAGACAGCCTATCTCTGGCTCAAGCTTTACGATGCCGCAAACGACAGAGTTCTTACACCCGAAGAATATGCGCTTGAAAATGCAAAGAGTGCAAATCCTGCTTTACCACAAGTAGATGCAGAGTTTGAACATCTTATTGCCCACGCAATGGCTACTGGAGAACGTCTTGCCGGCTGGACCAATGAGCACGAACGAGTTTACAAAATCCGCAAGGCAAATGAACGCGCTGCAGAACTTGCCCGCACCTGGGGAAAAAAGAAAATCAAGCTCAACTGGGGAGACGATGATTACTTTGCAAAAACCCTTCTTCACAACGGCAGACAGTATACAAAAATCAATCTTGAAAACCGCGACCAGTACGAAGCTCAGTTGAACATATTTGGTGCTTTGTCAGATTTTCTTACAAGCATAGAAAATCCGGCAACACGCCTTGCAGCTGTGTGTAACATCGGCTTACGTGTGCGCGAGCTTGTAAATGAGATTGCAGAAACAGACAGAGAGCTTAATGCTTTTACGGGAGTTGATGAATGAGCGGAACTGTCAGAACCTTTGCACCTGTGACAGATAAAAAGTATCCTCTGCGCGCCGCTGTGTATGATGCATTCCGCAAACGCAGTCCGCTTATCTCAAAGGCAAGAGCCTATGAGCAGATTGCAACGCAGTTCAACATTTCTGTTCCTACTGTTCAGCGTTATATCCGCAAAATGGAAAACGGTTCTATGTTTGCCCTTCCGGAAGGAAGACAGGGCCGCCACGTTTACGCCTGGAGTGACGAAGCACTGAGTTTCTTTACAAACTTTATGCTTGCCGCAATCCAGCAGGTAGGCGGATGTACTGTGCGTAATGCTTACAACAACACAAAGGCAGAAGCTCAACGACAGGGCTGGCAGATTGGAAGCGAGGCAAGTGCATACGTTCACGCCCGAAACATCAGCCCCGCAATGAAGCTTCTTGCAAAAGGCGGTCAGCGTGCCCTGGATAATATGTTCTACATCAGCCGTGACCTTTCAAAACTGTTACCTTTCCAGCTGATAGTTGGAGACCAGCATATCTTTGACTTCTGGTGTCTTAATCCAAATGCAACAGGCAAAAAGGATATGTACATCAGGGCAGAATGCTATCTCTGGCTTGATATGGCAACACGTCTTGTTTACGGAATCAGCTTTGATATTGCATACAACACTTACACCGTAACACGTGCCCTGCGAATGGGAATCAAACGATTCGGTAAGTTTGAAAGCACCTACAACGATAACGGTTCAAGCGAAAAATCAAAGCTTGCAGACCAGATCGTAGAACGCCTTCAGAACTACGGAGTACGTTTCCTGGATGAAGCTGATTTGTACCATGCCGACAACGGACGTTACATCGTAGAAGATACAGAAGGTCTTGTTGTAGACGTAGTTCCAACAAAAGCTGAATGGGAAAAGCAGCACCGCCGAATCTTTGCCCGCGTGAAGAACGCAAAGACAAAACCAATCGAGCGATTCTTCAACACACTTGAACAGATTTTGCGTGATCAGTGCTTGCCGGGTCTCGTAAAAGGAATGGCAATTTCTGCACCAGAAGAAGAACAGGCAACAAAACGTCTGGAATGGCAAAAGCAGAACGGCTACATCCTTTCTTACGACGAGTTTATACATCAGGTTGTTAAGGCAATCGACATCTACGAAAACCGCGTTCATTCAACGCTCGGCTGTTCACCAAAAGAAAAGCTTGAACAGTACAAGCGTGACGGCTGGATGCCTACCTTCATAGATCCTCGTGATGAAGCTTATCTCTTCATGGAAAGCACATTGCGCCAGGTAAAAGGCGACAGAATCGAGCTGAACGGAACAGAGTACATCGGGCCGGATTTGACACAGGAAATGATTCTGCAGAACCGCGGAACACTTGTTGCTTACAACCGTCAGAAGATAGAAATCCGCTATGATCCGGAGAATCTTGACCTTGGTGTGTTTGCAATTGAGCCTGGAACAAATCACGCAATTGCGCTCCGTCCTGTAAAGAAGATTGACATGCTTGATGACCAGGAAATGATTGAGCAGCTTGAATGGAAAAAACGCAATATGCGGGCCGTTCAGGAAGCGTTTAAGACAGCCACACAGAACAAGAACGTGCGTGTTCTTTCTGAGCCACAGAAGTTTACAGAACTTCACACTGCAGAAGAACTTGCAGAAGAAGCAATGCAGAATCAGCTTGAATACACAAAGCCGGAAGTTATTCCGACACCTGTTATAAAAAAAGCTGATATGGAAAAAGAAGAAGAGCGTGAAATTCCGTTGAGCGTAAACCGCAGAACAGAAGACTTTGCAACAGTACCGCAGAGCCTAAGCCGTCGGCAGGAAAGCATTTCTCAGGAAGACTTCCTCGAAACGCTTGCCGCTCGAATCGGAAACGAAAACGTTCTCCGCGCCCACGGAAAGCCGGTATTCTACACCGACCGTGAACGCTACGAATACATTTTGAATCAGTTCTACTCAGGCGAACATTTAAGTCGCGAGGACATGGACTTTAAGTTTGAGTATGAAAGCAATATGTCTCCCAACGAAGAGAATTATTTTGCCTCATACATCAAGGATAAATTTCACAGATAACAGACAGGAGAAGAAATTATGGATTTAAGGAATTGGATTGAAAGCAACAAACTTTCCATGCAGGAAGCAGCCCGCATCATCGGTGTCGACAAATCACAGATTGTCAAAATCTGCCAGCATACATACCCCAACTGGCAGGACAAAGAAAATGAATACATCGAACGACTCAAGAATGCGGGCTACACCAACAGTATACCACAAGGCATAGTAATTGATACAGACGTGCTGGTGCTTACTCCGAGCGTATCTCGCTTCAAGGCCCTTGCAGATGACTTGATTGCGCCGGAAGGCACACTCTCAAGCTCAATCGGAATGGCAATCGGAACCGCAGAGCGCGGAAAGACACACTCAGCAAAATGGTACGTTCAGGAAAATCAGAACGCAGCTTATGTTCTTTTTGTAGACGGCTCAACAAAAACACAGCTCATGCGCGACATCTGCGAAGCCGTAGCGCACACAAGACCTCACAGCTTCGGTGAATGCCTTACCGTCCTTGAAGAATACTGCAAGTACACAAGACGGCTTGTAATCATTGATGAAGCAGATAAACTTCCTGTCCGCTACCTCGAAATCATCCGTGCCGTAAACGAACGCTGCCAGCTTCCTTTCATGCTCGTAGGTGAGGAAGGATTAAAGACAAAGACAGACAGAATCCCGCGCCTTAGAAGCAGAATCAGAAACCCAATTGTTCTGTTTGACCGCGCCCAGGCAGTAGACGTTGCCGCCTATTACCACGAAGCAGCCGGAATCGAAATCAACAAGGACACAGCAGACAGGCTCGTGCGCCATGCCCAGGGAGGCTTCCGCTCAATCGTCAATGACTCAATCGCAATCAGCAAGATGGCCAAAGCTTCCGGCCTTGCCACCATCACCGAGAATATGCTCGACAAGCTTTGTGCATAGGAGGGTAAGATGGATAACCGTTCAAACAGAAGCCGCTTAATCAGCTTGATACACGCGCAGAAAAACGCTGCAGGACTTGATGATGCAACCTACCGCCTCATCATTTCTGGAGCCAGCGGAAAGCAGAGCTGCACCGAATGTTCTATGAAGGAATTGAAACAAATATTTACAGACCTCAATTCCATTTTGGAAAAGCAGGGCAAGCAGACATTCCGCTATTATCCACGCTGGGAACAGCCAACACTTAAAGATGCCGTAACCGCAAGAGCAAAGAAAATCCTTGGAGAAGACTGGCAGAACCGTTTAGACAGCTTTTCACAAACCAGATTTTCAAAGGCAAAATACATTCTCTGCACCAATGCAGAATTGCGCAGCATAATGGCATTTTTGACCAACGTTGAGCGAAAGGAGCGTGTAGCAAAATGACTCAAGGCTGGCTGTTTTCAGAAGATGAAATGTTCGATACTCACGAAGTCCAGACTGCAGAAAAAGATCCGGAGCTTTGCGCCATTACTCCCGAAAGAAAGCCACCTCGCCGCAAGAAAAAATCGGAGTGCCTTTTTACCAAAGAGGAAATGTCGCAGCCCCCGCTCAATGCAGAAGAAAAGGACCGTCTGATCCGTCGTATAATCCGCAACGCACAACTCGGAGCCCGCTACATGTACCGTGCCAAAGAAGTCTGTGCAATGCTCCGCATAACCTACGACGAGATTCAGACACTCCTGAACTACTACCGCCTAGACTGCGTAGTTATTCGCGACACTATAATCCGCATCCCCTGGTGGAGCCTTGCAGAGTACCTCATAGACCCCGCCGAGGATGTCGAAGCAGCCTTTTACGCATACTTAAAAACACTTCCGCATAGAGAACCGGAAGAAAAGAAAACTGCATAGCGCAGAAGGAAACCAAATGAAAAATAATCTTGCAGATTTGAATAATCATCTTTTTGCAATGCTTGAAGAATTAGAAGATGACGAACTCGACCAGGACACACAGAAGCTTGAAAATACACTTAAAAAAGCAAGGGCAATAAGCTCCGTTTCTTCTCAGATTCTCAAGGTTGCAAATGTACAGATCCAGGCTATAAATACAATGGAAAATTGCAATCTTTTAAATAAAGATATGCCAGCTCTCCTGGCGATTAAAGACAGTTCAACAGAATCAGCATCACGCCAGAAGCTTCTTGGAGGTGTGAAATGAAAGAAGAACGCTATCCACCACATATACGTAAATTCCTGATTGAAAATAACAAGGGTAAATCAGCCAGGGAAATCACAGAGCTTTTGAACTCAACCTTTGGCACAGATTACACACCAGAAGGAATAAAAGGACTGCGAGCCAGAATGCATCTTGTCTCAGGACTTACAGGACACTTTGAAAAAGGTCATATTCCAGCCAGCAAAGGTAAGAAAGGATATTGCGCTCCTGGATCTGAAAAAGGTTGGTTCAAGAAAGGTCAGATGCCGCACAATCACGTACCAGTCGGAACCGAAGTAATGACCACAGACGGCTATCTCAAAATTAAAATTGCAGAGCCAAAACAGTGGCGTTTCAAACACATTATGGAGTGGGAAAAACATAACGGCAAAGTTCCAGAAGGCTGCATGATAAGCTTTAAGGATGGCAATCATTACAACTGCAGCATTGAAAATCTGATGTGCATTACCAGGAGTGAAAATGCAATTCTGAATCATCAGAAACTCAGATCCGAATCCGCAGAACAAACAGAAACCGCCGTTATCCTGGCTAAACTAAAACACAAAATCCAGCAGAAAAAGCAAAAGGAGAACAAACTATATGACATTGAAATTCATAAGCAGCGATGACAAAGAATCCGTAGAATGCAAAGACTTATGCTACGGTGAAATAATGGTTCTGTTATGCCGGATCTTATGCGACGACAACTGGAAATATCAAATTATCCCCGACAAAGAAGAGGACAAGAAAAATGGCTAAAGAAACCTGTAAAAAATGTGGATGTACACACAACAATCCCTGCTACCATCCGAAATACGGTTTCTGCTGGTGGACCGATTCAAAACACACAATCTGTTCCCACTGTGCAGATAAAGAAATCAGGAACAGCAAACTCACACAACACCGAGTAAACGACATTCCTGATTGGCAGCCACCAGAGGAGACAGAAGCATGAAACAAACAATGACAGTCCAGGAACTATGCGATAAATTGACCGTGCTATGCCACGAAGGCCACGCCCTGGCACAAGTAAGACACGTCACCGGCTACGAAGTAAAAGCCATAACAGACGTTGAAATGATTGGAGATGAAATTGCTTTAATCACAAGCAGGGAGAAAGAATAACAACAGGAGAATTCGCAGATAAATTATCTGCAATGCGCGAAGCACAGAAAGAATACTTCAAATACAGATCAAACGAAGCCTTACAACATTCAAAACTGTTGGAAAAAGAGGTAGACAACATACTGGAAAACCGTAAAAAACGCATAGAAAATACTGTACAACAGGGTACTTTATTCTAAAAAAAATTAAAAAGAGGGGAAAAGAAATGCAGATAATTACAGAAAACAATATCGACGAAAACGCCGCAAAAGCCTACATCACAACCGAAAAAGACATTGAATTACTGCCAGGAATCCCCGAAATTCTCACCGTAATAGCAGCTGCAGAAATCTTATCCGTATCAGTGCCAACTATCTCCCGAATGCTTGAAGACGGCCAAATTCAGTTAAAAAAGTCCGCAATTTTAGCCTATTTAGACCACAATTACCTGGCAAATCGCCCGTTAAATCTGCCCCAAAATACCCCATAATGCCCCAGATAGACCCACAAAAAAAACATCAGTTTTTATTATAATTTTACATCAAATTTTTTTGAAAATAACATCTGGAGTTGTAGCCGTATCACCATTTTCATAAAGATATTCTGGAATATAGGTTTCTTCAGGATTATCACGACCGATTGACTTAAGCATAAAATACGGAACCTTGTCTGTTTCAGGTGCAATTTCAAGCATAACCTTAGCCGCAGGATTTATATTGCTTACAGAAACCGGCATAACCTTGGCATAAGGAGTATGCATTGTACGGGTCCAGTTACCGTTCTTATCTATGGTAACTAT